GTTCAGGGGCCACGGTTACTTGGGCAACTGATGATAAAGGTTGGAAGTTTGTTTACTTTGATGGTGTTGCAACTAACACAGGTGTTTTTGCTATTGGTCAAGATTTAAGTGATTTAGTTGTTAACGATCTAACAATTAACGGCGAACTTCAAGCGTTAGGCTCAATAAAATTAGATGGTAACTATCCTACAGGAACAGATAACGTAGCTTTAGGTGATACTGCATTAGATAGTGTTGAAGCTGGTGGAATTAACAATACTGCCATTGGCTCAAAAGCTGGAACAGCAATTACTACAGGAGATGACAATGTTGCAGTTGGAAAAGATGCTCTATTATCTACCACAACAGGTTGTAGAAATACTGCCATTGGTCTTGGAGCAATTAAATGTAATGTAACAGGTCTTAGAAATACAGGAGTTGGTTATGCATCACTTGTTAATAATACAGCTAATAATAACTCAGCACTTGGTTATGATTCTTTGGTTCTCAACACATCAGGAGCTGACAACACAGCAGTTGGACATTGTTCTTTAAGAGCAAATACAACAGCTTCCAACAACACAGCAGTTGGTTCTTATTCTTTACAAGCTAACACAACAGGTGCAAGTAATACAGCAGTTGGACATGAAGCTTTAAAAGCTAACACTACAGCAACAGGTAATACAGCCATTGGTGCAGACGCACTTTTTAATAATGTTGATGGTGGAAATAACACAGCTGTAGGACTATGTTCGTTAAGAAATAATTCAACAGGTGGTAACAATACTGCAATTGGTTTTAGAGCAGGAGAAGATACTACAGGTGGTCAAAACACAGCATTAGGTAGTTGTGCATTATTTGATAATTCATCTGGTGATAATAATACTGCAATCGGTAAAGAAGCTTTAGCAAACAACACAACAGGTTCAGATAACACAGCAGTTGGTACAACAGCTTTATTAGCTAACACAACAGGTTCAAATAACATAGCAATTGGAAAAAATGCATTAGATGCTAATACAACAGCATTATATAATATAGCAGTTGGTGGAGTTGCTTTAACAACTAACACAACAGGTTGTGAAAATACAGCAGTTGGTTATGCAGCTTTAAATTTAAACTTAACAGGAGATAAGAGTGTAGCAGTTGGATATGCTTCTTTAAATAAAAATACAGCAGATAATAATACAGCAGTTGGTCATAGTTCTTTAGCTTGCAACACATCAGGAGCTGATAATGTTGCAGTAGGTACTTGTTCTTTAACAGCTAACACAACAGGAACACCAAATGTTGCAGTAGGGTCAAGTGCTTTAAGAGATAATACTACAGGAGCAAACAACGTTGCTGTTGGTAGAAGTGTTTTAAAAGTAAGTACAACAGCATCTGATAATACTGGAATAGGAAGTTTTTCATTAAATGCTAACACAACAGGATGTAAAAACTCATCAATTGGTGGTTTATCAATGACAGCTAATACGGAAGGTTGTCAAAATTCAGCTTTTGGTTTTCAAGCTATGAAATGCAATACTACAGGAGATAACAATACTGGCATTGGACAAAATGCTTTATTTGCTAATACAACAGCAAATTCTAACACAGCAGTAGGAAGAGCAGCATTACAAAATAGTTCAACAGGTGGAAACAATACAGCAGTTGGTTGTGGTGCTTCGACTAATGCTACAAGTGGTGATGGAAATACAGCAATAGGGGTACAGGCTTTAAGAGATAACGAAACAGGTGATAATAACACAGCAGTTGGTTTAAATGCTTTACTTGAAAACACAACTCAAAGAAATACAGCAGTAGGTATGTCTGCTTTAATATGTAATACAACTGGTCAACAAAACGTAGCAATAGGTTATTTTACATTAGATGACAATACGACAGGTGGTTGTAATATTGCTATAGGGGGTGCTTTAGGTCTTAACTCTACAGGTTCTGATAATATTGGAATTGGTAATGGTGCTTTAACTAATAATACTACTTGCAGTAATAACGTAGCAGTAGGTCATTCAGCAGCACAAGAAACTAATAGTGCGCATGGTATCGTAGCAATAGGTGCATTAGCATTATGTACAAATACAAGTGGAGATAATAATACAGCTTTAGGTTTCTGTTCTTTATTTGCTAACACAACAGGTGATTGTAACACAGCATTAGGTCAAAGTTCTTTAGATACAAATACAACAGGAACAAGAAATATTGCAGTAGGTGGAGAGGCTTTAGGAGCAAACACTACAGCATCATATAATAATGCTTTAGGATACAGAGCATTATGTAGTAATACAACAGGAACAAGTAATATATCAATAGGAACTTGTTCTATGAGGATTAACAGTACAGGTTCTGCAAATACAGCAATAGGTCATGTTGCTTTATGTGCTAACACAACAGCAAGTAACAACACAGCAGTTGGTTATGTAACTTTAAGATCAAATACAACAGGTGCAAATAGCACAGCTATGGGTTATGAAGCTTTAGGTGATAACACAACAGGTGCTTGTAATACAGCAGTAGGTTCTTTATCTTTAAATGCTAATACTACAGGAGGTTATAATGTAGCAGTAGGTTACAAAGCATTAGAAGCAAATACTGTAGGACAAAATAATACTGCAATAGGTATGTATGCTGGTCTTGATGTAACAACAGGTCAAGAAAATGTACTATTAGGAGTAAATGCTGGTCGTAGCATTTCTCCTTTTCAAGTTACTTCACAAAATCAAAGAATTGTTTTAGGTCATAATGATATAACTAATGCTTACGTAAAAGTTGCTTGGACAGTAACATCAGATTTAAGAGATAAAACAAACTTTGGTACAGTTCCTCATGGTTTAGATTTTGTTAATCAATTAGAACCTGTTTCATTTCAATTTAAAAAATCAAGAGAAGATGATACTCCTATTGGTTTTAAAAAATATGGATTTAAAGCACAGGATATTTTAGCTTTAGAAGGCTCTGACAATGTTATTATTGATGATGAACAACCAGAATTATTAAAAATGACCGAATCTCATTTAGTTCCAGTATTAGTTAATGCAATCAAAGAGTTGACAAAAAGAATAAAAGATTTAGAAGATAAGTAATAACAAACGAAAGGAATACAAATGCTTAATACATACGTCGTAGAAGGTGGTGTCGGTAAATGTACCGCGTTCACTGCTTTACTACCTAAATTAAAAAAGAAATCAGAAGTTCAAATATACACCCCTTACATAGATTGTTTCGCTGGTAACCCAGATGTTAAACTAGCATTGGAGCAAACTATACCGTTACAAGATCCAAGGATCATGGCGTCTGATAATATATTTTATTGTGAGCCATACAAATCAAATTTTCAATTTGGTAAACAACATATAATTGAAAGTTACTGTGAACATCACGGTGTAGATTTTAATAGATCTATGACCGGTAAATTATATACCGACAACCACAAAGTTGCTGTTACTAAATGGTTAGCTGATAATGAAATTGGTAAATATATAATGATCCAGTTCTCAGGTGGTCAACCTAAATGGAATTATGGAGACAATGTTCAGTACACGAATATTAATCCAAATAGAAACTATCAACCTTATCTTGCACAACAAGTAGTTGATATGTTACAAGAAGAATATCCTGATACAACTATTATTAACTGTGTTTTACCTAATGAACCACATTATCGAGGCACAATTAGATGTGATTTACATTGGGCCCAGATCCATGAAATGTTAAAAGGCGCTGAAGGATTCGTTAGTATTGATAGTTGTTTACAACACTTTTCACCATCGGCTAAAGCTTATGGAGTTGTCGTTTGGGGTAGTACAAGGTGGACACAATTTGGTTATTCTCACAATAAAAACCTACATTTTCATATGAAAGATCAGTGGGATGAGTCTAAATTTAATGATAGTGACCCGAGAAATAATATGGTAGAACCTCAAATAATTATTGATAATTTTAAAAAACTTGATAAAACTAAAACTGTTGCTTGCGCAACAATATAAGGAGAAAATATTATGAGTGAAGTAAAAACAGCAGAAGAAATAGCACAAGATTATACAGCTATGGGTCATTCAGTAGAACTAATTAATGGTATCATTGATGGGTCTAAAATGAGTGATGAAGAAGCAGCTGATAGACAAAGTGCAGTTGACAGAAATGTTGAACATTTAGAGATTATGGTTGCTAAAGATTACTGGACTGATGAAGATATGACTGCAGCTGATGCAGCTATCGTTGCTGGTAAAGCACACACAGCTTCGTAGTTTAATTTTCTACCTATAACATATGTTGATATAACTAGGGTTCTAGTATATTTTAAACTAGGAATTAATTTATGCTACAAAAACTAGGATTTTTACCAGGATTTAATAAACAAGTCACAGAGACCGGGGCCGAAGGTCAATGGTTTGATGGTGACAATGTACGTTTTAGATACGGTAGTCCAGAAAAAATAGGTGGTTGGAAACAATTAGGCGGCGATAAATTAACAGGTGCCGCAAGAGCAATCCACAATTGGGATGATGGAGTCGGTGTAAAATATTCTGCAATTGGTACTAATAGAATTCTTTATGTTTATTCTGAAGGTGCTTATTATGATATTCATCCTATCAGAACAACTATTTCAGGTGCAACATTCACAAGTACATCCGGTTCAAATATTGTAACAGTAACTGTTTCTTCAACTGCTGGCTTACTAGATGACGACATTGTTATGTTTGAAAATGTTAGTGGTTTATCAGGATCTACTTTTACCAATGCAACGTTTGAAGGTAAAAAGTTTATGGTAACATCCGTTCCAACTAATACGACTTTTACTTTAACAATGGCAACTACAGAAGCAGGCACAGCGTTATCGGGTGCGGGATCTGCTGATGCATTATATTATTATAGCGTTGGACCCGCTAAACAAGAATCTGGTTTTGGTTTTGGTACAGGTTTATTTGGTGGTGTAGTTAATGGTGCTGCAACAACAACTCTTGCAACTGCTTTAACAAATACAACAGGGACTACAGTTGT